TGGGGACTGCTGCCGGGGTCGAGGATTTCGACCTGCGTGTATCCGTGGCCATCCCTAAGTCCGGCGAACCGAACTGGCGGGCCATGCTGGACGCCAAGATCACCATCGAGCCGGTTGATGGCGGCGGTGATCGCGAATCCTGGACGGGCGTATCGCTCATTGAGATGGGTAGCAAGTATCAGCTCGAAGGCGAAGCAACCCGCGACTTGACCCTGGCCGCACTCAACTACTACTCGGAATAACACGATGACGACAATTGATAAGCGTTGGGATGGTTTGACCGAGTCAGGTGAGCTAGCCGTTGGTGTGTACTTTGCGGGCTCGCGTCACAAGAGCTTTACCTTGCGCGTGCCGATGGCAGGCGATCTGGTCGGCGCTCAACAGGAGCACCCACAGGGGCCGCTGCAGCTAATTACAGTTGATGTGTTCCGGCGTCAGCTGTTGGCCCTGGGCGATATCCCGGCCGAATCGCTGACAACGGAGTTGCTCCTGGACGAGCTAACTGAGACCGATTTGGCGCGGTTGGGCCAAGCAGACGAGGTGCTGGAAAAAAAGCTCGCGCCGCCGAGCGCGGTTCCAACGACTGGCGACGCATCGAGCACGCCCTTGTCCGACACGGCTACCGCTTAGATGAAATCCGGTCGATGACCCGTCCCGAGATCGAGGCGCGCCTTGATCTTCTGGTAGGCCGCAAGAACAACTCCACGCGATATGTCAGCAAACGTAAGGGCAAAAGGAAATGACTCCGACCGTATATATCAAGCTTGATCTGTCCAGCTTCGAGGCTCTCGACGGGATCATGCGCGCTCATCGCGCCAATGCGCTGGCATCGCTCGATGCGAAGCCACCAATGGAGGCGTTCCAGGAAGACTTGGTTATCGCGGCGGAGCGTCTCGGGTTCGTTCCACCTGAGCCTGGCGTTTTCTGGATCAATATCCAACCAGGTGGCCGAAACACATTGTGTTGGAGTGCCGGCTCTGAGGCCGGGCCTGCGCAGAACTGACCTAAGGCCCGGAAACGGGCCTTTCTTCTTTATATAAAGGCGTGCGGGAGTTTCAAACATGAGTTCAGATCTGCGCGTAGCGCTCCGCATCCAAGCCACGTCGGGCAACAGTCGGCGCGAGATTCAAGCCATTGAGCGTGATCTGCGTAAGGCTGGCAAAGACGGCGCCAAGGCCTTGGCTGATGAGTCGGGTAAAGCAACCAGTGCGATCAGCAAGGCCGGGCAAGCCGGCGCTGCCAGTTACAAAATCATCCGTCAAGCCATGCGTGAAGCCACCACCCAAGGCAGCGGCGTGTTCCGTCAAGGCGTCCTGCAGAGCACATCGGACCTTAAGCAACTTGGTCAGGTCGGGCGCCAGGCTGCCCGCGAAACCAAAGCTGAGCTGGTTCGTACCGCTCGCGAAGGCGTCGATCCTTTGCGCCAAAGTGTGGACCGTGCCGAGACCAGCTTTCGCCGTCTGGCACAGAATGGCGGTCGCAATCTACGGGTCTTGAAAACGCTGGCTACTGGCGTCCGTGAAGAGTTCAACCGTATTAAAGGCCTCGGCACTTCGGTGCAAGGCCGGTTGGCAGGCCTTGGGGTTGGTGTCGGTGTTGCTGCGGGGCTGACCGGCAGCGCCAGGCTTGACCGCCAATTGATCCGTACTCAGCAGACTGCCGGGATGACCTCGGCTCAGCGCGGTGAATGGCGAGAGGAAGGCTTTCGCATTGCGAAAAAGTACGGCTTGGACCGTGCAGGAGTGGACAGCGGCTTCAACACGCTAATTGCTTCTGGCGTCAACTATGACGCGGCCAAGAAGACTGCAGACGCCATCGGACAAACCACAGCCGTCAGCGGAGCCGACTCAGCAATCCTGGGTAAGGCCACGGTTGCCGGTGCCAGTGCGTTCAACATCGACCTGAACAAGGCCGGCGCTGCTCTCGATCTGCTGCAGAAGATGACGGTGGCCGGTCGCCTCGGTAACGCCGAGCTGGAGAACCTGGCCGACCTGTTCCCCAAAATTGGTGGATCTGCTCAAGCGGCGGGCATGGGCCTTTCTCAGGCGCTCGCATTCGTCGAGACGCTATCGACCGTCGAGATGCAGCCGGATCGCCTGGGAACACTTGCTGACTCAACACTTCGGGTCTTCAGCGTGAAGCAATACCGTGATCAGGTCACGAAAACCAGTGGCGTGAAGTTCTTCAACGGCGACGGCAGCTCGCGCAATCCAACGGATGTTATGGCCGATCTGAAGCGCAAATATGACGCCTTGAAGACGGACCAGCAACGCGCTCAGTACATGGGTACGGTGTTCAAATCCATGGACCAGGACACCGTCCGGGGCATGCGGATCATGCTCGGTGGCGACCGTCTCGCAACCTTCAATGAGCAGACGGCGAAAATCAACGCTGCAGAACCAGTACTTAATCGCGATCTGAAGGAAAACACCGACAGCGCCACAGCTGTAGGCAACCGCATGAAGGCCACCTTGAGCCAAGCGATTGACCGCATGGCTCAACCACTCAATAAAGGGCTCGCCGACTTTGGCGGCTACTTGCTCGATGACTTGAACCTCACTGGCGAGCAGATGTTGGGCGGCAGCCTTGCCTTGGGCGCGGGTGGTTACTACGCCGGACGTGGCGCCAAAGCGGGTGTTGGCGCATTGCTGAACAAGTTTATGGGCGGCCCTGAGACACTTAAGAACATCGCCGTCGGTAAGGTGCTGGAAGAGGCTACCGGCGTCACCTCGGTGTTTGTTACCAACTGGCCGAACAACATGGGCACCGGAGGTACACCTGATATCTCATTGGGGGCAGATGGTAAGGGCGGCAGCAGCTTAGGTCAGTATGCCAAGTTGGCTTTTGGATATGCGCTGAGCAAATCCCCTTACATCGCAGGTGCTTTGATTCCCGGCTCTACGCCTCAGGATGACGAAAGCCGCGCTGATCTTGCCAGTCGTAGCAAGTTGCTCGACGGCGGTCAGCGAGCCTATCAGATGGCGTTCTATCGCAACCGTAGCGACCTAGCCAGCCAAAACCCCGATGCGTCGTCAGACTGGCTATCGGAAAACGCCAGGCGCCTTGCCCAAGATCAAACCGGCCTGACGGCCACGGGCACGACCGTTGCCGGTGCCAATAGCTGGGCTTCAGGCATGGCTGCCAAGCTGGTCAATGCGGGGGTTACTCCCATGAGTTCACCCGGTGCCAATCAGGCCGCTGAACAGCGCCTGAAATCGCTCCTGGACAAACCACTAGTGATTGACCTGCGCTTTGACTCCGAGGCTTTCCAGGCCGAAATGGAACGACGTGTTGGCATTCAATTGAGGCGCGGATAATGAGCTGGTCAGAGACGCTGTTGGATGCCTCCTTTCGGGGCGTTCCTTTAGATGTGATAGATGAAAACCTGCAGGCGCAAAGGGCAATAGCTCAGCACGGCACACCCTATCAGGACGGTGATTCGGTTGAAGACTTGGGTCGTGGAGCCCGAGCCTTTGCGATGCGAGTAGTGTTGTTCGGGACGAACTACGAAATAGCCCTGCAGCTGCTGCTCGCGGCCTTGGACATGATTGGACCAGGTGAACTGGTCCATCCGATTTACGGCAGCCTCAATGTCATAGCCTACAACTGGAGTGTCCAGCACACCGCCAACCGGCCCGATTACGCTGAGGTCTCCCTGCAGTTCATCGAGCAGAAGCCTGATGAGCCGTTCTTCCAGCGCCAGTTCGTCTTTGTTGATGAGGCGAGCCTGATGCTGGGCGATGAGTACTCATGGCAAGACGGTCTGTTCGATCTGCTGGCCAGCGTGGACACCCTTGTAGCTGACGTACAGAGCTGGATCGGTGGTGGCTGGACCGGGCTGCTTGAAAAAGCTCTCGGGCTGCCCGGCATTGGCTTACGCCTTGAGCAGTTGCGCTCCCAGATCATGGGCGTAGTGTCGGGCGTTGACTCGATGGTCAACGGCGATTCAACGTCAACCTATGACCCTCTGGTGGAGCTGAACCGGACCCCTACGGAAATTAGGAGCGCGATCCAGGACAGCACCCCAACCAGCTCAAGCGAGCTGTTGGCCCGCGATGGTGTTCCTGCGACTGTTCCAGGTGCGTCCAGCCTGACCGTCGAAGCCGGGAATGCTGGAGCATCCTTGCTAGCCTCGGCGCGCCAAGGGCAGACGCCATCGGATGAAGCCCTGCCAGAGGCAATGCCCAGCGATCCACTGGCGGCATCGGGTATGGCGTTGGTGATCCTGGTCATTACTGAGTTGGCCCTGTCACACGCACAGGCGGTATCGGTTGTGATCGAGGCCGAGGCCGAAAGTCCGACACTGAGCCCTGATCAACTGGAGGGTCTGGTTAACCTGGTGCGCTCGCTCATCCAGTCGGCAATCTTGCTGCAGCGCCGTCTCTACGGCGTCGAGGACGCGTTACAGGTCATCGAGTCGCTTCGGAACATCGCCCATCTGGTCCAGGCCCGTGCCCGCTCCGTCATCCTGCAGAGTCCACCCCTGATCGAGCGTACCGTCCAAACTCCAAGCAGTCTCCGCTTGTTGGCTTTTCGCTGGTACGCCGATCATTCGCGGGCAGCAGAGCTGCTCAGGCTCAATCCAGGGCTGACCCGGCCTTACAGTATTCCTGCAGGGGAGGTGCTGCGTGCCTACGCCAAATGAAGCCATCACCCTGACCATTGGGGGGCTGGCCCATGCGACGTGGGACGGCTGGTCGGTTGAATCGGATCTACTGACCCCTTCCGATGCCTTTGAGATGGAGTTGTACACCCGCGAGACGAAACAACTGCCGAGCGTCCTGGTCGAAGGTGCGCCTTGCATCCTGACCCTGGGCGGTGATCGCGTGTTGACAGGTCAGATCGATGAGTTCGAGCACGATATTTCTCGCCAAGGCATTGCCATTCGTATCAATGGTCGTGACGGTGCAGCGCCTTTAGTGGATTGTTCCTGCCCATTCGTTGCGATGCGCGAGGCTTCGCTGGCAGACATCGTCAGCCAAGTGGTCAAGCCGCTGGGCGTTAGCAAAATCGAGATCAGGGCCGCGTCGGCAAAGACGCGGCGGCGCATCCAGATTGAGCCAGGACAGTCGGCTTGGGAGGCGCTCCTGCAGGTGGCCGAGGCCAATGGGCTTTGGCCATGGTTTGAGCCAGACGGTCGGTTGGTGATCGGCGGTCCTGACTACACCAGTGCACCGGTTCATGCGCTGGTGATGAACCTGGACGGTCAAGGCAACAACGTCGAGCGGCTTTCGGTTAGGCGCTCCTTCGCCATTCGGTACAGCCAGATCACTGTCCTGGGACAACACGGTCAGTATGACAACGACGGCTTCGATACGACGAGGTCTCACCTGCGTTCGGTCATCCAAGACGATGCGTTGGCCAAGCGCGGAATCTTCCGGCCGAAGGTGATCGTGGACAGTTCGAGTGAGAGCCAGGACATGGCCACCACACGCGCTCGAAAGCTGTTAGCCGATAGTCGCTTGGAAGGCTTCGAGATTCGCGCCGTGGTCAAAGGCCATCGCTCTGCCAGCGGCAAGGTGTGGGCACCTGGTCAGCGCGTCCAGGTGCGAAGTGAACCGCATGGTCTGGACGGTACTTTCTTTCTGATGTCGCGCACCCTTCGCCTGACCCGTGGCCAAGGCGCCATTACTGAGCTGCGCCTGCGCGAAGACAAAATGTGGGTACTGGATGGCAATCCCGTGAAGAAGCACAAGGGCAAGTCCAACCAGGATGCCGCGTTCATCGAACTGATTAAGGGGCTATGACTATGAAGTTGACGCGAATGATGCGCGAGCAGGCGAGTCGAGAGAGGCAACAGTTCCGCCAAGCCTTTCGTGCCGTGGCTGCCCGTAACAAGCACGGAAAGCTCATCGGGGTTGATATGCAGGGGCTTGCCGGTGAGACGGTCTCGGGGGAGTTGTTCCAGCACTACGGCTTCACTTCGGCGCCTCTGGCCGGTGCCGAATACATCGCTATACCGGTGGGAGGCAACAGCAAGCACACCGTAGTGGTGGCCAGTGAGGATGGGCGCTATAGGGTCACGCTAAAGGATGGTGAGGTAGCTTTGTACAGCGACGAAGGCGATTACGTTCACCTCAAGCGCGGTCGAGTGGTCGAGGTGGTAACGGAAACGCTCCTGGTCAAAGCCGGGACGAAGGTTCGCTTTGAAACGCCACTGATAGAGGCTACGGGCGACGTTAAGGTGGATGGCAACATCAAGGCAAATGGCAATATCGCCGACCACACTCGCGCCATGCAAGATGACCGCGAACTCTACAACGGCCACGGTCACCCTAACGGTCCGGCACCATTTCCTCAGCAATAATCTTGTCTAAATAAGAAACTCAGCCTCGCGCACACGCGGGGCAATCTGCCTGGCATGGACGCAGGCATAAACCCCACTACTGGCGACTTGACGGGTCAGCGCATTACGACGCTGGCAAACGCCGTCTATCTACGCCTCATGACTCCCCTCGGAAGCTACTGGGCCGCGCCCGAACTCGGTTCGCGTCTGCATGAGCTGAAACGGGAGAAGGACAAAGCCCGCGTTAGCGGCCTAGCCATCCAGTACGCTAAAGACGCGTTGAAGCCCTTGATCGATGACGGTCGAGCGACCTCTATCAACATCACGGCAGAGCGCGCTGGTGACGGCTGGTTAAAGCTGTTGGTCGAGGTTTACACCCCGGCGGGCAGACAGACATTTGAACATCTCGTGAGCGTAATCTGATGCCCTACAACGCTCCCAAATTCGACACTATCCGATCCCGCGCTTTGCGGGAAATTCGTTCGCTTGAGTCGGACGCAGACATCACCAGTGATAGCGATAACTTCGTTCGCGCAAGCGCTACGTCGGCGATTGCCGAGGGCATTCACCAGCAGGGCTCCTGGACCGCAAGGCAAATATTCCCGGACACTGCCGACTTCGATGAGCTGAAGAAGCACGCCGCCACTCGCGGTGTTTATCCGAAATCGGCCACCGTCGCAGGCAGTTCAATTGCAGTCAGCGGAAGCCCAGGTGTTCCGTTGCCAGTGGGCTCTCAGGTGCGCCTCATCGCTACAGGGACGGTGTTGTTCACAACGGCCAGTGTAACGATTGGGTCTGATGGGACCAGTGTTGCTCCAGTCTCTACTGTGGAAAGCGGTGCTTCGCTAAATGGACTAGAGGGCGCTGCAACCCTGACCAGCCCACCACTTGGGATCGATGGGAGTTGCACCCTTGCCGCGTTGGCTGGCGGCACTGACGACGAAATCCAAGAAAGTTTACTTGGGCGTTACCTGGACGTTCTTCGCAATCCACCAAGCGGCGGATCGATTGCGGATTATCGCCGCTGGGCATTATCCGTAGACGGCGTATCGACCGCCTTAATCATTCCGAAGCGTCGTGGCGGTAACACGATTGACGTGGTGATTACGTCTGCGGGAAGCCCTTCTTCTGCAGCAGTCATCGCGGCGTGCCAGGCATATATCGAAACAGTAGGGCCTGCTGGTGCGGATATTTGGGTATTCACACCCGCTGTTATTACCGTGGATCTGCAGGTCCGTCTCAAGCTTCAGGTTGGGTTCACCTTGGCCGATCTGCAAGCGCCGTCGGAGCTTGCTGCCGCTGGAGTGATTGGTCCTCTGGTCCCGCTGGAAACCCTCTACATCCTTCGCCTAACAGCGGCATTCAGCAGCTTGGCTGGGGTTATAGACCTTCAGTTGGTGACTCCTCCAAACAATATTTCAGCATCCGATGATCCATCGACAGTTAAGTGGATTCGTCTCGGAGCGGTCACTTTGGAACCGATGGCATGAGCGAAATATTGATTGAGCAACTCCAGTCGTTGCTGCCGCCAGTTTCATACGATCCCAACGGTAGGAACTTAAAGGCTCAGTTGGCTGGTGATGCTGCGGTTTTAGGTGATGCGTTAGCGGGTCTTGAGGCTGTTGAGAAGGCGATTTTTCCAGAAACTGCTGGGGAGTTTATCGCTGACTGGGAGCGTATCTACGGGCTGACTCCATCACCTGATGCGACTCAAGATGAGCGGGTGCAGGAAGTTCTCGCAGCCATGGGGGATCTTGGTGGGCAGTCCATTCCTTACTTCATTCGCTTGGCTTCATTGTTCGGTGTGGCTGTCTCCATCGAGAGTTTCAGGATTCCCTTAGTCGGCTTGCTGGACACAGGGGATTCGATTTATTCCGGCGACTGGCCATACATCTGGCGCGTGAATGCGCCGCTTGCGGCCTATATCAATTCAGCCATGGAACACCGGATCACTGAACGCCGTCCTGGTAATACCGAGGTGATCTTTGGTTATGGCAAAGAGGTGGTGGATGTCATCACTGGTGCGGTCGACCAACTATTCAATGCTGTGAATTACGTCATGCCCTCTAACTTGAGTATCAACAATGGCTGATCAACCAACTATCGAAGCGCTGGCCGGCTACGCCGGACAACTTTCAGAAGCCGCTTCGCAGGCCATTGCCGCTTCCGGAAAGCAGCATGAAATTATTAATGGCGATGCGCAAACTGATGTTTTGACGGAGTCAGGCTTAGTTCCAACACTTGCCAAGTAAGCAGTAATGGCACAAGAAAAAGTAACTTCAGCGCTAAGCGAAGTGGCTCTGCAGATGGCTGGGGCAATGACTTACGCCACGACAGCCCTGGGGTTGGAGGGCACCAACAACGGTGGTTATTTCAGCGTACCGAGCCCTGTTGATCTGGAAACTTCGATCCTTTACCAAAATGCGTCGGGTGTCGCCGTTGAAACTAAGCGCACACCGAGCGCCAAGGTGCTCAACATTGCGCGTCGCGCAAACTACCAGTTGTCGGGGCGCCCAACGAAGATTGAGAAAGGTGCCTTGAGTCTGGACTACACGGTCAGCTGGGGCCGACTCTACATCTTTACCGGCACCGGCAAGGCCCGAGCGAATGTTCAGGCCGTAACTGATCTGGTGGTGCAGGACGGTAAATGTGCTTATGTGGATCTGGCCGAGCCATTGGTCGGTGGTGAGTACGTGGTGCATGTGTCATCGCTCCCTCTGACGGCGATTGCTAACCCGCCGGGATCGTACATCGATGACAGCAAAATTATTCTGTTCGCCTGCCTGAACGGCGTTATCGGTGGGGCGCTGTATCCTCAGTACCATGCCGTGGGTGATGGCTTGGTATCGCGTGCGGCATTGGCCGGCTCGCTGCAGAACACCATGGACCGGGCCGGCTGGCACGTGGTGGGTCGGGCCTCCAAACTGCAGCGAAACGTGGGTACACCAAGCACCTATGCAATCAGTTTTTCGGAGCTGACGGTCACTGGTGGTTTGACCTTTTCGTCGAAAAGGGTAGCCCCAGCCAGTGGCCAGAATGTGCCGCTCGGCGAAGCGCTCTATGTGGATCTGGACAGCGCTCCCAATGAGAGTGGTCAGCTCGTTCCACAAGTCACGACCGGTGGTTTTACGGCCGGGATGTTGACTTCTGGTGCGTTCGTCACGGATCGGAAGGTTTATCTGTTCATCAACGGCACTGCCGGGCTTGGTGGCCCACTGGCCCGGCAGGACGCCACTGTTGATTCCATTGATCAAACCTTGAAGAACCGCACGGTGCGTGCGGCCTATCAGGTGATTGGCGACATTAGCCGGTTCATTCTCAGCGGAACGTCTTGCGTCATGTCGTTCGGCGATCTTCGTGTTGCGCGGGGTGTGGGCAACACTACTCTGGTGATCGCTGCTATCACGGATGTGACGGTCCCCCAAGGCCGGGCGCTTTACGTCGATCTGGGCGGCGCGTTAGTCGGTGGGAAGTTGGTGGCTGAGGTCACCACCGCCGGTTATTCGAGTGTTGGCGGTAGCATCGCTTCCGGTGCATTCGTCGATGACAACAGGCTCTACCTGTTTATCAATGACGCGGCCGGATATGGCGGTGTGTTGGCCAATCGAAGGCCGCTGAACACGTACCTGGGCGAAGTCTGGCTGAAGCAGACGCCGATCAATATCACCTTTGACCCGACCACCCGCACGCTGGCCTGGGACAACTATTTGATTCTGCCCACTAACAGCGGGCAGGGGCGCATTAAGATCGCCCCGGGCTCGTTTACTTTCACCAGCACCGCCTTCAATGTGGCCTACCTTGACCTGTCGGCCACGGTAACGATCGGCGACACCCCGGCTACGGCAGTGAAGGGAGGGGTCTATTACGAGTCTCCCAGCCCTGACCGCTTTCGAGGCCTGCCCAATCAGCTGCCGATGTTCTACTGGAACGGCGCTAACGACTTCGGTTCGCTCTGTGGTTTTCCACGGGCATCCGAGCCGGGTGCCGGAGCGCCGTCCGTACTCGCGGCCGATGACGTGGTGGTCAAGGTCGGCAACAACACCGTCAGCGTTTTCGTCAAGGGGGCTAAGTCGGGGTCCACCAAGTACCTAGAGCAAACTATCGGCTACGAAAGCCGCCCCTTTGATCCGACGGGCGCAGACGTCTTTGGTAACTCGGACCTGTGGCGTCTGAAGCACCAATACGAATGTGACCTGAACGCCGAGACTATGAGTTTTGCCCGGACCCGTGCGGGTCAGGCGCTGCTCAATGGTGGTGAGGTCGAATGCGCGATCAAAGAGAAAAACGC